TTAAAGGAAGACGCCAAATCAGTCGTCTTTCCTCAACGGACAACGGACAACTGATAACGGAAAACGGAAGAAAGTTCGTTGGACGGATGCAGCGGTCGCGGAGAGATTGGCGTGGCGGCGGCAAAAGATCGCGGAGCTGCCCGGCGGCGAGGACCAGTTCAAGGTCGAGTACCCGGAGAATGACGTCGATTGCTTTGAGCAGACCGGGCGACCGGTGATCAAGGCCAGCTATTTGAAACCGACCTGTAAGCCGCAGGAGTGGGGCGTCGAGGGTCACGAGTACATCATCGGCTGCGACACATCGCTCGGGCTCGACTCGGGAGATCCCGCGGCGATCGAGGTGCTCGATATCACGACCGGGCGTCAGGCCTGGTCCGAGACATTGAAGAGGTCGCCGGACCTGATCGCGTACCGACTCGAGGAGCTGCATCGACAGTTTGGCTGGGCACTGATCGTGGTCGAGCGGAACAACACCGGCATCGCGACGATCCGGCAGCTGCAAAAGCTCGTCGAGGAGCAGTACATCTTCAAGTACCTCGACCGCAGCCTCGAGAGAAAAGTTGAAGACGGCGATCTCTCGATGGACGAGGCGATGGACCGGGCCGAATTCGGACTCGTGACCACCGCGGCAAACAAGCCGGATTACGCGATCGCGTTGGAGCAGGCCATTCGCACGGGCGAGATTGGTCTGTCGAGTGAAGTTTGGTGCCAGGAGGCCCGCACGGTCGTCTGGTTTGACAACGGAAGCTGGGGAGCACTGTCGGGCTATCACGACGACGCGTTCATGGCGTTAGCGCTCGCGAACTTTGTGTGGGTCAAGCAGCGGGCACAGTCGACGGGATTTACGGGTGCGATGCCGGCAGTGGTGTTTGCGAGATGAGTGAGCCGATCAAATGCTTTTTCCTTGAATGGGTTGACCGTGAGAATTCCAATCTCATGCGAAACCCGCTAACCGGCGAGGTCAAGGAAAACTGCGAGTGGGGACCGGGTGCAATGTTTTGGGCCGAGTGGCTGGACGACGTTTACGCTCCGCAGCTTGAACACGCTCTTTGCGTACGGACGCCCGGTGGAGACTGGATCGTTGACAGCGAGGCGAGCAATTGCACAAAGCCGAATCCGCCGATCGAGGGCGAAGAGAAGAAGACCTTTAAGCTCCCGTTCCAGGCAGACCATCACTGCTGGATCATTCACGGCACGCCGCCCGAGATCACGGTTGATAAGAACGGAACGACGTGCAACGCGGGTGCGGGCTCAATCGGTCAGGAGAAATGGCACGGGTTTCTGAGGGATGGATACCTGGTTGAGTAGGTCGAAATGATGCGGTTGTTGCCTTTCTGAGTGTTTCTGAGTGGCGTCACGGACGCCGAGCGGGCGTCAGAGCCTGCGGCGGTTTTTGATTAGCAGAGGGCCTTTATTCGATAGATAGATGAAATTCCTTGAGCGGATAAAACTTGCGATGGCTGCATTCGCCGCAAATGGCGGAGGGGTCGGGCTGCCGCCGTCGGGGCGTTCGTCGGTTGAGACGACGGGATTCGGCGGGATGATGGCTGCGTACCTCACGGGGTTTGCGGCCGTGTCGCCGGTGATCGACTGGGACATCCTCAAGACGCTCAAGAATTTCGCGATCTTTAACCCCGATATCTCGCAGGGCATCGAGAACATCATCGATCTCGGGAACACGGGCCACCAACTCTCGGTCGACGCGGCGAACGCGTCCGTTGCCGAGACCGCGGTCAACCGGCTCAACGAGACCGCCGCGAGGATCTATCCAAACGCCGCGGGCGTCGACGGGCTGATCAACCAGATGTTTTGGTCGGTCGGATGGTCGGGTGCGATCGCGACGGAGGACGTTGTCGATCTCAACGCTCGACGCGTCGATCGAGTCGTGATGGTGCCGGTCGAGATGATCCGATTCTTTTACAACAAAGAGACGGACCGCTACGACGCATACCAGCGAGCACCGGGAGCATTCCTGAACCAGAACGTCGCCGGGCAAAAGCTCGGGATGGTGCAGTTGAATCCCGAGACGTTCAAGTACTACGCGCTGTCGACGATCGAGAATTCGCCGTATGCCAAGCCGCCGGCGACGGCAGCGGTCGAGGCCATTCTTCAAGGCCAGATCCCGATCATGGAGAACATCCGCTGGATGGCCCAGAAGGTCGGGCTGATGGGATTTGTCGATTACATGGCGAACAAGCCGACGCAGCGGCCGGGCGAGTCGCCGGACGAATACTCGGCACGCTGTACGCAGTTCATCAAGGACCTCTCGACAAAGCTCGGCGACGGTGCCCTGAATCGCGGGCTGCTCGTTCACCTCAACGATGCGAAGGTCGATCACACGCCGGTCACGACCGGTGCATCGGGAGTTGACCAGGTCAACCAGATCTCGGAGCAGCAGGTGCTATCGGGCGTCGGGCAGCCGCCGGTGTTTTTTGGACGGACCGACTCGTCGACCGAGACATTCGCGGATGTCGTTTACAAGATCCTGCTGGGCAAGGTCGGCAACATCACACGGCTGCCAAAGCGGCGGATGGAGCAGACCTATCGTCTCGACCTGATGCTCGCGGGTATCAACGTCAACGGCGTGACGATGACATTCAACAAGGCTTACTCGAGGGATGCACTCGCCGACGCCAACGCCGCGGCCGCGATCCAGGCGACGGCGATCGAGCGGGTCCGCACGGGTCTGATCACGCCAGACGAGGGAGCGCAGGAACTCGGCTACGAGTCGTGGTTTGACCCGACGCTGATCGCGGGCGGGCTGACATTCACGGCGGTGACGCGGCAGTCGGCGAGGCCGACGACGCACACCATCAATCTCAGTTTTAACAAAGATCGGCAGCGATATGTGTACAGGCCGGAGGTCATTGAATTGGCGAGCGAGGATGGCGACAGTTTACCCGGCACGACGGTCGTCCCGTTCATAAAAAAAAAGAAGAGGCTCACAGCCTGAGCCTCACGGAGGAGGAAATTGATGCGATTCTTGAACAGTTCATTCAGCAGTATTTTAAGCAGGTCAGGCCCGATCTTGGGGGTGCTGTTGCTCTCGCTCTTGATAAGTTGCGTGAGTTTTTACGCGAGCACTCCGCCGCCGAATTCGTCTCCGCAGACGACTTTGCTCAGCAGCTCCTCGACGCGATGGAGCACAGCTACGGCACCGGCTGGGCTGGACGTGCTCTCACAAAGATCAAGCGAACGACTCGCGACATCTACGAATTTTACCGGCTACGAGATCTCACGGTTTTTGGCGACGCCGAACCGGGAGTTGCTCTCAAGCTTGGAGGTGCGGACCGCACTTCGATCCAGTTCATCGGACAGCTCGACCATTTTTACTTCTCGAAATTTGCCGATAACACGCGCGAGTCGATGCGGAAGTACTTTGTCGAGGCTTACTTCGAGAACGGTGCAGCTTTGTTCGGACGGGAGACTAGCGACGAGATCGCGGCATTCAGGAAAGCTTCGGGCGATCGCTTCAAGAACCTCACCGATCGACAGGTCCTCACTGTGGTACAGACGGCGGTCCAGCGAACCCGGAATTGGGCGCACATCGGCAGCCTTCACCAGGCAGGGATCGAGATCGCTCGGCTGGTGGCAGTACTCGACGCGAGGACGACGCCGCTATGCGAATTCCTCAACGGCAAGCTGGTACGAATCGGCGGTGCTCAGGAAGCGATCGACCGGCTCAATAAGCTCGAGCCTGCCGATTTTGCTCTAGAGCTCTACGGCTCGCCGGTCGGCAAGGAGCTATCGAAGAATCCCGTCGACACGATGAAGCAATACATCGAGCCCGACGGCAAAACGATCGATGCGACTTTGACAGCGATGGGAAGGGCGATACCGCCCTTCCACCCAAACTGCAGGACACGGATGGAAGGCGTCATTGAGGGCGTCGACGAGGAAAAGTAGTCAGTAATCAGCAGTCAGCAATCAGCAGGAGAAAACCCATGAGTAAGGCAGCGGCGGCGTTGGAGTTTGAAGAGGTAAAGGGATCGAGCAATGTGCATTCGCGAGCGTACGACGCGGCAAAGCAGTTGATCATCGTTCGGTTTCATAACGGCAGTCAGTACGCGTACAAGAATTCGAATGCCCAGGACTGGAAGGAATTTCAGCGGGCAAAGTCGGCCGGTAAGCATATCGCGACGCAGATGCGGAAGCACACGTACGACAAGCTGGACGACTGGAAATAAGAGGTTTCCCGCAGAGTCGCGGAGACGCAGAGATGAAGAAATTCAAAAAGATCAGCGAGATGTTGAGCGTGAGCCTGGCGGGTAACGTCGGGCAGACGCGGATGTTGGCGGCGTTGCCGGCGGCTCCGCTGACGGACGGCGATCGCAAGGTCCTGGCCGAGGCTTCGCTCTGGTACGACCAGAACAGGACGTCCGTCGTTGATCAGGTGCCGGTGCAGCAAGGGCGGCCGGTGCTTACCGACGAGCGGTACGTGTACAAGGACTTTCGTGCACTGTCGCAGACGCTCTTGCCAAACCGCGGACTCGACTTCTCAACGGCCGGAGTGCTCGAGGCGGCGGTCCCGATGCTCGCGGGCAAGACGGTCTATCCGAACCACGAATTTACTGACATCAACAACTGGGTCGGTGTCGTCGCGGCTTCGAGCTGGGACGCGTCGGCGGTCAACGGAGCTCCGGGCATCAACTGCCAGATCAAGCTCGACGCGTTTTTGAATTACCGGATCGCGTGCGGCGTGATGATGACGCCGCCGGCGATCAATGCGATGTCGCTGACGGTGATGTTCGAGTTTGAGTACTCGCACCCGCAGATGGCGGCGAACGATCGCTGGAAATTCTTTGACCTCCTCGGTGAGGAGGTCGACGGCGAGATCGTCCGTTTGATCGTGACGAAGATCGTCGAGATCTGGGAGGCGAGCCTTGTGTTCCTCGGTGAGGACCGGCTCGCGAAAGGGATTGAGGGTGACGATCCGGACGAGGATCCGGATGCTGATCCAGACTTTGCCGAGATGTCGGCAAGAAAGCCTGCGGAGACGCCGGCAAATTCGAACGAGGAGAAAACGATGAAACTGACGAAGGAAGAGAAAGCTCAGCTCGGGATCGAGTTTGACGGTGAAGACGTCCCCGAGGCTGATGTCGTTAAGGCCGGGCTCGCTCTCAAGACAAAGGTCGACGAGCTGAGCGACGCCGAAAAGATCGCCGAGCTCAAGGCTAACGCCGAAGCAGGCAAGGCATATATCGAGAAGCAGCGGACCGAGGTCACGCGGCTGGCGACGCTCGCCGAGTGCAAGGCTGACGACGACAAGGCCGAGCTGCCAAAGGTCGTCGCTGATCACATCGCGGCGGCGTCATTCGACACGCTGGTCGAGCTCGAGCAGCACTACCAGGCAAAGGTCGGCGACAAATTCAAGAGGTCGTCGGTTGAGGATCCCGCAGCGATCGAAGCAGCGGGCGGCGTCAATCTCGGCGCAACGGAAAAGACAGTCTCCGATGGCGGACTGTTCAGCTAAACCAAGCAAGGAGAACTAAGGATAT